CTCCTGTCGAGAGCAGCGACCTTCATACCAGGGAAGGCAGAGTGGTCAACAAACTTGCGCTTGAGAAAGGACACTTCTTCGAGCCCGACATAGGGCTTCGAGGCAGCGCCCTTTTCTGCCATGGTGTACGTGATGCCGATGCCAGCGAACACTTGCTGAATGGTCGTGTGGTTGTACCTGGACCGGTCAGGATGCACCTTCAAGTACACGTCATCACCGAGTGTATTGCGGAACACCATCACGAACCACTCCCTTGCAACCCTAAGGTACTCATCGAAATCGTCATTCTGTTTGTAGATGATCACATACGCATAGAGATGGAGCAAGTTGTTGGCGATACAGTTGAAAAACGTGGTCAGCTGATGACCAGAAGCCTCACCACCGAGGAGTGTTATGAGCTCTCCAAAGAAGTTGATCGTGGCGTTGGAAATGTCAGCAAGCATGACACGGAACGCCATCATCTCGGCGTCATCAAAGTGGCCCGACAACCCCGCAGTGTACTGGAACACTTTGCTAGCGCCATTGCTGATCAGCAAGTTGAGCACGGCCTCGAAGGCCTGAAAGTCACTGGCAACCCAATTGTCGCCAGGAATCTCTTGGGCCAACTTGTAAATGTCGTCCCACTCCTCTGAGTGTGTGTTCAGCCCCACGGCAATACCAAAGAGATCACGTCGACGGATCATGACGCGACACAATCCCATGGTGCTCATGCGGATGTTCGCAAGGAAGGCAAGGGGGCACATGTAGATTGCCCTAGCTTTGCCAGCCTCGACCTTAGCTTTGGACAACATCTCATTCTTCCAACAGGCATCGTAGATGGCATGGGGACGAACCCCTGCACGCATGCTTTCACGCATGGTGTCAATTTCTGCCAAAGTCTCTGTGTCAAATTGGCGGAAGCTGTCCCAAACGCCATTCTGTTCTGGCTCGGAAAGGAATTGCAATTTCGGACCGCGTTTCCCGTGACCGGCTGAAGTGGCATGTTTCTGTGCGTCAACATTAGGCACACCAGGAAACCCATTGACGGCGACATCCAGGGGCACTGGATGGATATCGTCAAGGTCTTCCTGTGTGAGACCAGCTTCAATGTGTTCACAATAAGCTAGCACACAAGCCCTCATTACCATCTCTTGCATGCTGTGCGTGGGTTGCAGGTAGTTGGCCAAAACCAACTGAGGCTGCTTCCAACCTGCATTCCTTGGTGCCGCCATGTTGTCAATGATCGGTGGTTCGAACCTCTGACCA